TGGATATACAACGAGTTCTCCTTCTTCGGCTAGACACTTGAGAGTCTTACCCTCGCGGCCTGACATATAGGCTCGAACAACAGGACCGAACACCGGGTTCATGTCCTCAAAGTTTGTGTTATCCAAAGCAAATGAAGAAAGCCCATTTATTTGTGTTCCAACGATAAAGGAGTCTGAGTGAATCGCTGTAGCTTGACGGTGAGTCATTCTTGCGTTTGGGTCCTCAATCCTTATACGGCCATCATTATGGATGTTGCTGGACCAGTAGTCTGAGTAGTGCGGATCTTCAATGAAGATGTTGGAAAGACCTCCAGGAGTACCATCTAAATAGTTTCTTAATCTAACATATACGTCTCCATACGGTATAGAAAATTCAGCCGCTCTAGTCGATAACAGTGCATCAACTATTTGCGATTGATTTCCATCCGGCCCACTAGCAGATATAAATTTAACAAATGCAAGCGTAGTAGTAGGTACACCGGGAATTACCAATCTTGTTTGGTTTGTTGACGGATTATAAGCACCACCTGTTACAGTAGCTGATATTTCATAGGGGGTAGTACTTCCACCCTCATCTATTCTTATAACGTAAGTATCCCCAATTAAGTTAGTAAAATCCCCTCCAGCACTGAAAATGAGAACATCTGGAGTAGGCGTTGCTAAGACAGTGACACCCTGTAATTGCTGAAAGTTATCAAAATATATTGGCAACACATCATGAGACCTATCCTCCGTGTGAGCGTTTCGTATTGGCATAGATAAAGTTATATCCTTCCATGTTGAAACAAACACACTGCCTGTTGTGTCCACCGATGGTCTCGGGGTGTATATCTCAATAAGTTGCCCAAATAACTGACCGCTCGACGTTGTTATATCGGGTTCGATCAAACTTGTGTCAAATAAATTGGTATAAACAACCTGTCTTTGATCCGTGCCGCCGGTTGGATCATAATCAATAACATCAAGTTCCAGGTATGGGATGTACTCAAAATTATTTAACTTGTTACGTCTTATAAAACGTATTTTATCACCCACCCTTATTTCATGTCTTACAAAAGCACCAATGTTTTGATTTTGATAGTAGTTATCAATTTCTATTTTATATCTATTTCTGGTATTGGTGTCTATTGCAATAGACGACAACAAACTAGAATCAGCAGGGGTTAGATTCTTTATGTTCGTTACATAGTGTCCAAAACTTAATATTTCATCAGCTGGCGTTGCTACAATCCAATATCTATCAGCCCATACTGGCGGTACGTGATTAATCGATATCCTTGCATTTACAAGAAATGGGTTTTGATCATCTGTGAAAGTAGTTCTGTCAATGTCATAAAACCACGGAACGAACAAATTCATGTCGTCATTCGTGTAAACGGTTCCGTCTCTGTAGGCCCTGTCTCCATAAACAATTCCAAACCTATGAGTTGCCCCTGTCTTTAATGATGGTCTTGAAAGCGTTTGATTTAAGGCGGTAGTTGTAACTAAGTCGTATGAAGCCTCAAAACCAACGCCAACAGGTATTATAATGTTGACATCTACTGGGTCTAGGGCCGCCACAACCTGGTTAAAGTGATCATTTATTTGGTCAACTATTTGCTGCCCCATAAAATCTCGATCTCCTCCTGTTACTTTGAAATTAATAACGGTTGCAAATGGCAGATCAAATTGGTAGGAAATATAGTATGTAAAGCTAGAGTTAGAACCCCCAGTAACTTGCCAAAGAAGGGGGGATCCGGTTGGAGAAACACCCTGCATTTGAAAAAACCCAGGCGAAACAGTCCAGTCTATTTCTTGAGTTTGATATTCCATTTGCACATCAAGTACAAACGGGGGATCTGTTGGTTTATCGTATCCCTCTCTAAAGTTTACATAGGTCAGTTGACTGGTTGGAAGATATTCTTGACAGTCAGCCACTACTGGAAGCCTATCGTAATTCTTAAACACATCAACCGCTGGACTTATAGCAACACCCCCATAAAAGTTAACAATGTGCGTAACATTATCGGCTATACCATCCTCGTCTTTATCAAGCTGCAAAAACACACCGAATGGTGGGATTGTGCCAAAAGATTCTTTGTCAAACTGCTGTACAGCTAAATTGAACTTTCTAATGATACTTGGACCTGTATTAAACTCAATCTGAATACAGTTATCATTATTCAAGTACACCCAGTTTGTGCCGGATATAAGCTCCGATTGAACAGGCAAATTTAGATTTGAGTACATGGACCAAACTCCTAATTCGCCATTTTCATAAATAGGCTGTATTATAAACTTAAACAGTTTATTTCTAAGCTTATTGTCGTTTCTTGTTGCATCGGTGACATAATAAACATACGGCGGATCCATCGGCCACTTAATTGCATCAATGGTCTGCAATGTTATTGCTGTATAGTCTCCATCAAGGGCCTTTTGGATGTTTATCTGATACGGAGGATTGAACAATCGGGTTCCGTCCGCTTCATACATTTGGTTGTCCCAACGCCCATCTGTCCACTTGAGAATATCGTCAATCACATTGGCGTGGAAAATGGGCCACTCCCTGCTGAAGTTTAATTCAGAGGATGTAATAACCGGTTGGTGAGATTGCGTATCAATGTAGTAAACCCAAATCTGATGATTAAGGTCAGCCCTAAAAACAAAGTACACAATTGCATTCTGCTTTAACCACGGGGTGGCGCCTATGATTTGGTCCTGGATTTCTATGTCTGGATTTGGGATGACCAGGGTTCCATCCGATGTTTCAACAGCATATGCATTGCCGGAGTTATACCCCAATCGGCAGTATGAAAAATCACGATAGTCTCCCTTAGGAACACCCTGTGGAGTATCGTCGGTGTTTATACCACCCTCAAAGGTTATGATCTCGTTAAACTCCATTATCCAAGATTAAATTCTGAACTTTGTGCAAGAGCATCAATCATTTCACTGAGTCGTGGAGCCTTAATCAAAAGGTTTGCGCTCCACTGTGCAGCCTCGTACTGCATCTGTAATTCCTTGTACTTCGCCTTGTCCTCGCTGTTTCCTTTGTGGAGACAGTACTCACTCATTAAGTACAAGCGGAAAGGCTCGGCGTATCCCGTGTCAATCAAGGTATTCTCATTTACATCTGATCCGTTTGAGAAGTACTCAATTACGAGTTGACCGTCTGGGATGTTGTGGTCAAAAATAATGTTGTTACCATCTATACGGTAGTAGTTCTCGTTTCGACCACCACCCACCGTGTAGCTTGGGTAGTTATAAAAATACCCAAAGTAACCCGTTGGGAAAAATCCATCCAGCACCACCCCATCATTTTGATCGCTCTCGCATTGGAAGAACTCCTCCGGGTAAGTAAGTGAAGTGTCCGGGGTCAACGTCCAAATTCGACGTCCCGACTTCAAGCCAACCTTAGATATTCTCATGCAGTCTCCGGGCATGGTAAACACCCGTGCGCCCGTATCAATCTTTGCGTAGATTGTCTTGAGGGACACGTTGCCATCGAGTGGAGACTTCTCGCTCAAGTAGTCAATAGCCACCTGTGTCATCCAAGTCAGTTCACGACCTGCCGGGTTCTTACCCAGTCGGTACAGGGCCGATGTGGCGATGTATTTTATATTCTTAATCGTCATTGTTTAGCCCCCGTGTTTTGAGCGTCAATAGCGTCGTTATTCAAGTCGTCCTGGAGTCCTTGTGTCGAGAGCAGTTGCATACACGCTTGGAATAGCATTGTCTCGCCCTTGCCTGTCTCATCGCTTGGGATAATCAAGACGTCGTCGTCTTCCATCTGGTACACGTTAGGAACCATTGTCACTGTCACGTTCCCCTCTGGACGCTTGTTAAAACGCAGCTTGTCCTTAAAAAGAACTGCCGCTGAGGTGTTCCCCCCACGCAGCACGTTGAGTGCGGTTGACTCTGCCTTGGTCTGAACCGAGTATGAGTTAAACCCCGACGACTCGTCCTCTACGCTAAAAATTGCGATTGTCCCCGCGATTGGCTGTGGGAGCAGGGTCACATAGTAACCGTTGGCGTCAGTAGCAGGAGTAAACGTATAGGGAACCGCCATGTCGCTTGCCTCGTAAGGATCGCGTGATACAATGTCGGCAAGGGCTAGGTTCAGTATCCGAGAGATGATTGAACGTGGATACAAGCGGCGCAAGTCTTCCGGGGTGTCCCCGCCAGTCAACCTGTGCTGTATTAGTTCTATGGCTTGGCGCTTGGTTATCATACTTTACTTGGCATTTGAGTCTGAATGTTCCACTGGTTCTCATTACCAATTCCGATGTAGGTCTTGATCATATCAGTCAAGTGATCTACACAGCTTTCTGGATACTCAAATTCAATGCTCAAACTTGGAGAACCAACAAGCTGTACGGAACCGTTAACGTGAACCTCTCCCGGTGGTAAATATACGGGAATTCCGTTAATAATGTCGTAGTCAAATACAGGTTGAATCGGCTCTCGTATGTAAGTAAAGGTTATCCGTGGCATGTACGGATAGATAAAATATTTGTCGTTTCGTGTGACTAGGATCGGGTCGTTCTCCTGCGGGTTGTCAACCGGGCTTGTGATTGAGTTACGCATCTTGGCGTCAAACTCGTGTTGGCTCACAAACTCAATACTTCGGTAGTTTGTATCATACGAGCAGTTGTTGTTGAGTATCTCAAGGAAACTCGCGGTTGCTTGATACCAAATATCGGCAGGAATGGTCGCGTATCCCCCTCGCTCTGGTCGTCCCTGCAACACAGGGGTGAACGACATGGCTGGGTACTGAGGGGAACCTAAGGTCTTGATAAATGTCTGAAGGTCACTTGTAATCTCTCGGTCACGTTCAAAGTTGTCCACCAGCGTGTTTAAGTAACGCTGGTTAACAATCTTGATAGCCCGGTTAAAGTCATCGGGCGTGATGTAGCCTCCCCTCAGATCCTTTCCAGCTCTGAAGAGAAGCTCATCATATATTTGTCCGAGGTTAGTAGTCATTATGGGTAAACTTCAATTTTAATCATTACTCCATCAACAAAATCAGCTGGCGTACCAGTATTAAAATTGTTATTTAAAAAAAGTATTTGAGTGCTGTTACTTATAACTGAAAATTGGTATACTCCATAATTTCCAGCTTGAGAAAACACAATAGTTTTTGATGAACTAAAAATAGATCCCGAAGCAGTTATAGTCCACTGTCCAGTTGAATTATAAGTAAGTGTAAATGTTTCTCCAGTTGTATTATACATCTGTGTCAATGACGCACTAGCACCATTTCCAACGAAAACACCGGCCAAAACACCAGGCCCTGCTGCTATGGCTGGAGCTTGTACCACATTACCCGCAGCGTCAACGCCAAGCAAGTATTCTGGTGCAGGATCTGGAAAATTACCCGCATTGTATTGATTTAGCTTAATCTGACCCTCATTGGATATCTCTAATTGAACAGACTCGGTTTCTCCTTTTGTAGTTGAAAGAGACAGTTTAGAGTCTCCATTCGCAGCGTCAGTCCAAGAGCCTCTGATTGTTGACAATGGAACCTGTGTTGAGTTTCCTGTTACGTTTGCACTCAACTGAATAGAGCTACCAAATCCTGTGGTTGCAGCTGGGTTTCTTGATTGAACAGTTAACGCAGGTGCTGAACTTGCTGGTGATTGAGCCTTGGTAATATCGGTTTGAGCTGTACCTGTAGATAAGGTCAGGATGAAGTTGTTATAACCAAGAGTTGTATTAGCACTAAGGTTTAATGGGAATTTATTGTTTAGCTGAGTTTGAATGTTCGACGAGACACCGTTAAGATATCCGAACTCAGTATTACTAATTAAACCGGTAGAAATTCTCTGAGCATCAACTCCAAATGGAATATCCGTAGCGGAAAGAGTTGTTCCAGCAACTACAAGACCATTAGTGTCGTACGATATCTTAGTGGCTACGCCTCCAACGATTGGCGAGTTTGCGGTTAGCTTACCAGCAACATCGCTTTGAAGTGTAATAATATCTCCTTGTATTGCTGTAATTTCTGCCTCTTGACCTATTATAGTGGACGAGGCAATGTCAAGAGCGGGTCCGACAAAAGTAGGCCCTGGATATAACGCAGCACCAGCATAAGTAATACTGTTTGCATCAAACGACGGCAATGGAGCGCTAGGATCATAATAGACGTCCCATTGGGCGTTTAAGGGTGAGTTGTCCACGCAACGATATAAAATACCCGTAATAGTATTTTGCCAAATTGCACCAAATTGCACCCCAGCGTTTTCGTCGTCATTTGCACCAGGAACACCATTTTTTAAACGGTATTGAATAGCTTCAATCAAGCTCTCAATTGTGGCGCTTGAATTTACGGAAACCCAAGTATACACCTCGTCATCACAACATCCGCAATCACATCCAGAAGCATCTAATTGCGTTTGAATGTTTGCAAGAGCCGTTCTATAAGCGTCCGCATCACCACAAGCGCGATAGGTTTGAGCCTCTGCGTAATACATCAAAACATTATCTACAAATACTTGATATTTAGAAATTTTGTTTCGTTGTAATTCAGCGGCATGAGCGATTCTCAAACTATCGATGCAACTGTTCAAACCGCACAATGATCCGACGCAACTAACCTTAAATTCACCTGTCGTACTTACCGGATACGTAATTATCAAGCCGTCATTTTGAACTAGCTCAATAATTTGATTCATTACAACAGTATATGTCCCAGTAGCTAAAACATTATTTGTGTATGGAATCGGCGCGTTTGAAATTTGAGAAATAAACCCAACCTGACTAGAAGTCCAAGACGGATAACTAATATTAGCGTTAACCGTACTTACTGTTTGACCAGCAGGTAAAATGGTTGCGTTTGACACACCAAATGTTCCGTTTGGAGCTACATCACAGTCGTAAGAAAAAGTTATCCTACCCTCAGCTCTTACACAGCCAGCATAAGTGTATACGCCTTCTACTTGAAGATTAATTATATCAAAATACCAAAACGTATATGCAGGATCATCTATAACCTCATTAAATGTTATGAATGACTGCGTAGGGTCAACATAATTAATGTTTGAAATTGTAACGTCTTGATCCCCTCCAACCTTGGCCAAATTTATTGTGTTTCCAACTTCCAAGAAGTTAGATATCATTTGTGGCATAATGACCTCTATTTCACTAGGTCCTGTTACGCCTACTATTACGGGGCCTAAAGCGGCATTGCTTAACCGAAGCGAATAGTTCACCTCATAAATACCATTGGCGATCTCACCGTTTACATCAAGCTCTAATGGGAACTCAAAAAAAGTGTCCCCCACCGCTAAATCGATAAGGGGATCACTTGTAGTTGTGAATGACTCAATTATGTTACCTTGAAAAGAAATAGTACCAAGTCCCTTAGCTTGATATAGGCTAAGACTTGCAATTAACCCCGAATAATCGGTTGTATCCGTTACACGTCCTGTTTTACTGTTTAAGTCAAGCGTAAGGCTTATGGTACTTATCATCTTTTTAGAGTTTTCTTAATTTACCTAATAATTCTTCATTTACCTTGAGGTGGTCAATCAACGCAAATGCAGCCTCGCTACCTGTCTGAGTTGATTCAAAGAATGGAGCTTTAAGCCACTTTGTTCCATCGCCTCTACGGTCGCGAATATACCACAAACCGTCTTCATTTTTGATAAAATTCTCACTCAAAAGTCTGTTTACCAGCTCGTGAATGGTCTCACCCTCCGCTGACTTGGTCTGAATTGGCTTTGCTGAGTTAATGATTTCGAAAGCGTTCTTCTTGAACGTATCGCTACCATTCTTGATTGCGTCATGCAGCATCACGCGAGTTTCTTCCTCTGTATAAAGAGGAGCCATTCCAAGACCGTCTACAACCTTCAAAATAGTTGTGTAATCTGTATCAAAGTAGATGAGGTTCTCAAGCTCACGAGCAGCCTTAACTGTTTCGATTTTGCCCTTAGCCTCTACCTGCTTCATTTCATACTCATACTTAACGTCATTAGATTTATACAGCGCCTTGTTGTTTTCAACTATTGGACACATGTAGTGAATGTAGAAAAGCAAATCCTTTTGATGGGGCTGAATCATAAAACCATCATTTATGTCTATACGACTAGTGGTGTAGTTGATTGAACCATTTATATTTGATGGAGCAGACATAGTGTAAATCAAGGTGTACTCAGACTCTGTCTCTTTATCGTAAAAATTACCCTTGGTTTTTACTGAAGATGCGCCAGGAGCCTGGACAAACAAGCGAGGTTCCGCGTCTGGTTGATTTGATGGAACCTTATAGGTTTTCAGCTTATACTTGTCTTTTACCCTCAACACAACTGGGCGCTGATTTTTAAAGAAATCAGGAAAGTCACTCCGTAACTCCTGTTCTGCCCATTCTGGAATATCTACGGGCGAGTTGTTGCTTAGATCAAATAACATATCGTTTTATTTTTTGTTTGTATGAAAACCGGGAGAAGTTTCCTCCCCCCGGTTTTGAATTTACTAAGATTAGGCTATGAACATACCATATTTGTTGGCGTTTACAAACTTGTAACCGACTTCAGATACGATGTGAATACCAAGTTCCCAGGTTGGAGTCTTGTTAGACGCCGCACGACCACCTGTTTGCCACATATTCATGAATGCACCTGGCTTGTGGCAAACGCGGATATACTTACCCATGTTACCAATACCATCGTCAACACCTCCATTGGTACTCAATGGAATGAAGAACGCAAGGTTTTTCCAAGTGTTATCTGTTTGAGCAACAGCGTTAGAACCAACACCAAACATAGTTGGGTTGTCGAAGATACCCATACGAACAAACGCGAAGTTCTTGTTGTTGAACACGAGGTTGTTGAATGAGAATGTACGACTCATCAAGTCAGCATAAGCACCTTCTCCCCAGAAGGTTTTCTCCATCTGGATTTTGTTAACGCTGATGTTGTAGTTCAACGGATTGTTAGTTGAGCCTGTACCGGTAGGATTATTGAAAATCGCTCTTTCCAAAGCAGCTTGCATCCAACCGCTTGTCCACACCATGTAGTTCTTTACAGAACCATCCTGTGAGGTCAAAGCAGCCTCCATTGCATAGAAGTCTTCAATGTCAAGTGTTGTTCCAGGAGCAGCAGAAACAGAAATAACCGTGTTAGAGCCACCATTTGTTCCAGAGCCATTGGTCTGGATAGCGTCATACAAACCTTGAGTGGTTTGGAATGAAGTGTTAGAAGGCAGGTTATAGTTAGCAGAACCAGTTGGAACACCAGCAAAGAAGGTGTTTACAAGTGCAACTTGGTGTTCACGCTGCAAGTAAATGATGTCGCGTGAGTTAGAGTATGGAGTCTGAACTCCGTTCTCCAACTGTGAGTACCAAAGCTGGTTGTAAAGGGCCTCAGAACTAGACTTAGCATCATTACGGAAAGTTTGCAAATAAGAGGTATGAACCGTGTCAAATGTAAACTTAGAATTATATGCTGGGCTATTTTCTGGAGCTGAATTACCAACGTAGTAGTAGTAGCTGTTAACCGGACAAGCTACAGCCGCTGTGGCAGTAGAATCCAAAGGACGAAGAACGATAGTTGAGTTACCAGGAGAAGCAACAGGAGCAGTTGAAACAACCTGGAACAATTGACCGCTCTTAGCGTTTTTCCAAATATCTCCTGGGGTTGGCCACATATATGGAGTTCCACCAACAGTGGTAGCGCTTGCTGTAGTCAACGTAACTGTAAACGGACCACCTGTAGCACCAGTTGCCGCAGTACCTGTTTGTTGGATAGGCAACTCCATACGAGTCATCTCAAACCAACGAACGCGTGGCTGCTTGGCAATCTCACGATTACCTACAGCGTTCATGATTTGGTTCATCGCATCGAAATACTCATCACCAAAGGGAAGATATGCTACTGCATCGAAGTCTTCCATGATAGCATCCCAGTTGTTCTGGATGCCACCGAATGTCATACCGCCATTATTAGCTGCCGATATCGACAACGGATTAATGGTGGGATTCTGTACAAATGCCATTTTATTAAATTTTTTTAATGGTTAATTATGATTTCATCGTCTGCGACGGGAAAGGAATTCCTCGCTCCATGAGATCTCTTTGAGCGGGGCTTAATCCCTTCGTATCAGCAGCCGTTTTGCCTACACGGTTCGGCGTTTTAGGCTGACCGTTGTAGACTTCTTTTACCACCTTTTTTTCGGTTTCTGCGATCAGTGACTTAGCTATTTGAACTCCGAGATCCCCAGACTGAACCTTATGAATGAGGATTTGGTTCGATAGCCACTCACGCACCGCTTGCTTCCCTTCCTTTGTGGTAGTATCAAAGGCTTGACCTAAATAACCTGCATACTGCGACTTCAAAATCGAATCGATCTCTTCGTTTGAAACTTTTAACGAAACTTCCGAATCGCCGAATTTGTAGGGGACCTCCTTTAGCTGCTTGGCGTAGGACTCTGCCTCGGCAAGTGCTATAGTCTGTCTTTCCGCAATCTGTCTTTGACTTTGGCTCTTTAGCTCTTTTGCAAAGGTAAATGGATTTTTAACGGTTTCAACATCTTTTTTAGTCTTTTCAATCATTTCTATTGCGTCGATTGCATCAGACTTCAAAAGGGCTGTAGCGTAATACTCGCCTTCACCTAGGTTATATTTTTCGCGAATAGCTTCTTCGATAGTCGATTGGCCTAGACGCTTGAATTTATCTGGGTTCTTAACAGCCTCTGCAAGTACCAGGGCTTTGAGTGGATCTTCCATCAAGCTGTCTGCTGTAGAGGACACAATTTGATTAGCAATAGCGGAGTTGATTCCCTTCTTGCCAAAAGCAACCATTGTCTTAGCCTCCTCAATACCACCAAACGGATCGTCTGCTTCCTGTAATAAAGCAAGGCCATCTTCAATATCCCTTTGTTTTTCCGCTAATTCTTGAGCAAGACCCTTATAAGATTTAAGTTGTTCAAACTCAGCCTTAAATGAATCTTCGTTCTCATAACCGTAAGCAGAAAACCACGGCGAATTTACCGGGCTAACCTCTTCGTTAACTTGTTCGTTTACTTGACCGGCTACTTGATCGTTTACTTGTTCGTTCACCTGTTCGTTTTGATTTTCTAATTCGTTGTTTTCCATATGTTTTATACTCTACCTGTGATTTCACTTCCTAGTTGAGATTCAAGTGTTGCTTCTAGTTGTATCTCCTGAAGGACTTGTTGCCCCTTGAGTAACTGTATTTGATAGTTTGAATCCGCTTTCATTTTAGCGAGCTGCTGTTCTTTCATTAATTCCATATTAGCCATCTCGCGCTGCTTCATGATTTCGATCTGTGCAAGCTGCATTGCTGTTTCTCGCTTAGCTTGTTCGGTCATCATAGCCGACTGCTGTTGACCCTCAATCGTCTGCTGCATCATCATTTGAGCGTGTTGCTCCTCGCGCTGACGAGCTTCTGTCTCTTCAGCCGCCATAAACCAAAGGGCCTCATCTACATCACCATTTTTCAACATTTGAGCCACTCGCTCTACGCTTGATGGACTGAGAAGAACCGCGCCATCTTTAGTTGGCATCTGTGACATCTGCATAGCACGTTGAAGAATAGCACTCTTTTCTTTATCGTTTGGAAGAACCTTGCACGAGATCGCAAGTTGATCCAATGACAATCCCTCAATATCGTCAAGGGCATTTACCATTGTTTCTCCAATAATGCTTTCGTAAAACTCGCGAATCTTCGGGTCGTACTCAATATCTATACGGGCCTGGTGAATAATTCTCTCACCAAGTTTCTGCTTGAACTGACGCTCAGACTCACGAAGCGGCCAGTTGGCGTGATTTCCAGCTACATAATCCTGCTCCATTACTCCCACCAAACGCTCCGCTGACTGATCAGGACTTGCAGCCATCGCATCCGGAATCCCCATCAAATCCTTAATCATCATTTGAAGGTTGGCGATCTGAGAAAGCCACTCTTGGCCTTGGGGTCCAAGACCGTTATCCATCTCGCTCAGTGGCTGAGAAACATACTTGCCAGTTGCTGCGTTAAACTTGGTAGCAACAATCTGAATACCGTTTTGACGGTGGATGTGCATGAGGTCGAAAAGGTCGTACTCTACACCTCCAATCTTGATGTTAGCGGCCTCGCCGACATCAATTCTATATCCCTTTGGAGCGGCTGCCCATACAGCTGCTCGAAGTTTCAATACCGCAAACATCAAGTCATCCAACAACCCCTTCACGCTGCGCGTGGGGGACTGACCGTTGATACGGTGAATAACATACGAACTCATTGGAGACAAACCCTTTTGCATTTGGTTTGGTTTCTTTTTCCATTCGTAAATCTTATCCTGTCCAGTTCCTGAAATGATGTAAGAACCCTCGTACCAATAATTACAAGATACCTCATCATAGGTATCATTAGGATTCTTTTTCTTTTCGTCTACCGGCTTGTTGTTTCGGATGTAATTACCATACCCCTGCTTGTTTGTGCGCTCTACATACTGCTTGTAGTCAGTAGAAAGATACTCAAACTTTAACACGTAAACTTTGAAGTCCATCCAAACCCAACGGTTCGTGGTTGAATCTTTACGTTCAAATGCCCATTGTGGGATCGTTGATACACTTGTTTGATAAGGAACGTAAGACTTGGCCATCGCTTGAATCTGAGCTTCTGTAAAGCCAGCATCTATGAGTTTATCATAAATAGACTGAACCGTCTCAGCTTCAATATGACCTATTGCTACCGGCTCATCCTGATTGTCCTCGTTCCAAAGCATAACCATACGTGCTGGGTCAATGTAATTAAACTTGACCTGCCCGGTGATGGGGTCGTTGTAAATCTTAGCTGCACGGAAGTGGAAGTCAATAGCGTCACGATTAAATTCCATGCGTTGTCCGGACCAATTCGAAGAACGGAAGCCAGCTTCGGCTAGTTTCTCTAGCGCGACCTCGTACTTAGTCTTAAAGAAACCAAGACGTTCTGCCATCTCTAGCATGGTCTCGTCCTTAGGGACAAATGGCAACTTGAACTCAGGAAGCCCAAGTTCTTTCATCAGCGGATTCGTAAAATTCGCTTTAGCGTATATATCATACTTGTTGCGCTTCTTTTTATTAATGATATTTTTATCAAGAGAAACACAGTCAAGTTTATAATCGTTATCTGCAAGAATTGATAGAAGAACATTCGATAGTTTTCGCATGGGTGAGAAAATATCATAGCTAACATTAGCCATAGCTTTTCTTTGAGACTTGCTCATCCCACTTGTGTTAGCGGTAGAATCTCCCTGGACCACTCCCTTTGTGCCAATAGGTGATCCGTTGGTGAACCAGTTTTTGTCTTTTTCCTGAGCCTGATTACCCGCACCATAGTTTCTAGTTTCCTGCATTTCAGGAACTTGGCTATATGTAAAGTATGTACCACCAGCGCAAAAACGAGTGTATAAGGCTCTCGCACAACGCAGCCCAAACTCAGGCTTCAACTTATCAGCCTCAGGTACGTTGTCGTTTGGAAACAACATACTGCCAAGTATTTGTGGTAATATCATATCTTACAAATTTAGTTTACCAGCACAAATGTAGTAAAATTTTTATTAAATAGTTGAAAACAATCACTCTACATCAAACATTGCAAAACCACCTTTGATCTCTATTGGTTGATAAACTTCCTTGTAAAGATCTGGCATCCTGCTCTTTATGGCCCTCATACACCACCCGGTTGCAGCACACAAGTCATGGTTTGTCAAGTCATCGAGACCCCTCATCTGACTCCACTCTTCTATTATCTCCCACATTTTCACGTACTTAACATTGTTGTTAAAGAACGTCATGATATCTCCAGCCATTTCGTTTTTCTCAGCTTCGCCAGCCCAAACCCCAGGTCTTGCGTCCTGCTTTCCATCAGACCCCAAATCCTTCAGAAGGTAACCATCGAATCCATTATCCCTGAAGTATTCCACCAAGGCTTCTCCATCGGGCCACTCTGGGTATACGTATGCGCCAAGGAATATAGCAGCCTTCAACCACTCCTCGTGGTACTCAGACTTATCTTCAGTCTGCCTGTTATATATCAGTATCCAGTCGTTACTCACCCACTCACTCCTTGGCTTTGTGTCTGAATCAACTTGGCTATCTCGCTTATAAAATACAGCGGCTGCCGCGTTTGATTTCTTTTTACCAACCGTATTCCGCTTGTGAAACTTTACCGGGTCA